CCTTCCACGACTCGGCGATGGCCGCGCTGCGGCGCGCTGCAGTCTCATCCGGGTCCAGCGGCTCTTTTGGCTTTTTTGGCTCTTTTGGCTCTTTTGGCTCTTTTGGCTCTTTTGGCTCTTTTGGCTCTTTTGGCTCTTTGCCCGGATTCAAAAGAGATTCGATTTTCAGGCAACGCGCAACGCCAGCGCTGCGCGTTGAGAATCGGGTCACCAGCGGCTCGTCCAGTTCCTTGGCGATTGCGTTGTGCGCCAAAACCAACTGTGCTCCGGTCATGCTTTCAAATCTGCTCATCTGACGTTCTCCTGTTGAGGTTTTGCGGTTCTGTTTATTTGCAAAGTAGAGCTATTATGAATCATTGAGATTTCAAAGGCAACAACTTTTGAAATCTATTTTCAACTTTCTTTCCAACGGGGATGCTCGTGCATCTTCACGACCAAGTCCATGCTCTCTGCGCGCAACGCCCTGGAGCGCGACCAGTCCAAATTCTTGCCATCCTTGATGCAGAGCACGTGCCCGGCGGTAGACATTAAGTAGGTGCTCTCAGCCCAGCAAGTGGCATTGGGGAATCGGTCCGGGTGGTGTGATGTGACGGACTTCAAAACGTCACGGTGCGGCTTGGGGTAGCAGGCAATGAAGTTCTCCAAAGGCACCCTGACCAAGGCGAATCCCAAGGCAACCACGGCCTTGCGGATGAGCGCAATGGGCGTGCCCTCATTGCGCTTGCGCCCCAAGTTGGCCAACAACGCTTGCGCCCGGCCATACGAAACTTCGCAAGCGTTGGCAAGCGCCATCACGGCGCAATCCGCGCGCGTTGCTGGATCACGCTCTGGCGCGTCTTTCATGGCGAGGTACCCTTCGTGCTTGGATTGTTGCTTGATTCTTGGCATGTCGTTTTCCTTTCTCGTTCTGGTTCTGGTTCTGGTTAATGTAAAGCTATTATGCCTGACGTTTAATTCAAAAGCAACACTTTTGGCAAAAATACTTTTAATTCTTTTCAACGCAGGCCGTCCGTGGCCGCGCGGGGCAGATCGGTAAGAGTAAGTAGAAGGCCGGGAAAATGGGCTGTCCCAGGAGAACAAGCGAACAAGGCCGGGAAAATCGGTTGAGGTTTAATTCAAAAGCAGCAACTTTGGTAAAAGTATCTTTACACCGGAGTTTCCTTCCCAGCCCCAACGGGAGATACTTGGCGCCCTGATCGATTCAACCAATAGAAATAGGAGAACGAAAATGGACGAAGAAAAGGGCCAAGGCCGGGTATTCATCCCGCAAGTGCCCACCCGCTACGACGGCATCTTGGGGAGGCGCGTGCCCACCCTCAATCTCTCCGAGGCCCGAGTCCATGGCCAGGCGGTCATCATGACCGATCCAGAGGCCCGGATGGAAACCGAAGATTTGCCCGATGCGTTGGAGTCAATCAAAACCGCAATGGCCAAGTTCCGTCCCCTGGATTGCATCCTTTGCGTTGGTGACGTGGTTCTCCTGGCCGCCGCAATAACTTACGCGATTGATACTCACGGTTCGGTGCGATTGCTGCGCTGGCTCAAGCGTGAAAAAACTTATGAAATGACAGAGGTGACGCTATGAAAAAAGAGGAAGAGCTTACGCCGCTAAAACGGCTCACCACGATGGCCCGGATTGCTGCCCGATACGAGGAGGCTGTTGAGGGCAAAGATGCTGAGATGAAGGCGCTGAAAAAGAAATTGCTCAACCTTCACCAAGTCGATTTGCCGGAGTTAATGGACGAACTGGAACTTGTGGAAATAACTGTACGCGATGAAGACGGCTCCGCATTGCGGCTCACTTCCGAACGCAAGTACGATTCCAAGATCACCGACGGCACCCGAGATGCCGCGTTGCGGTGGTTGACTGAGAACGGGTTCGGCGGCTTGATCAAGACTGAATTGGTGCTCTCTTTCGACCGGGATCACCGAGACGAAGCCGGGGCAATCGCCTCACGGCTTCGCGAAGAATCTCCAGAAGGCGCCATGGCGCTGAAAGAGACCGTTCACGCGGGCACGTTGAAAGCCTTCGTGGCCGAGCGATTGCAGGCGAATGAATCCGTGCCATTCGATCTGTTCAATATTCACACTTACAGCATGGTCAAACCCAAGAAAGGATAACTGTCATCATGGCAACAGCAACAGCGAAAACCAAAAAGGCGACCCAAAAAACCACCGCAGCAGCGGAAACGCAAGCCGGCCTGCCCGGCATTCCAGGCCTGGACTTTGAGGGCGACATTGGCGGTGGCATGGAAGGCACCGACAAGGACTCGTTTGCGATTCCGTTTCTACGCGCACTGCAAAAGATTTCCCCGCAGTGCGAAGAAACCGACCCGGAGTTTATCGCCGACGCCAAGGGCGGCATGCTCTTCAACACTGCGACCCGACAGCTGTGGGACGGCAAAAGCGGACTGGTATTCATCGCAGTGGCCTACCAACGCAGATTCCTGCATTGGGGAGCGCGCGGCTCAGACAGCTCCGGGTTCAAGGGCGAATACCTGCCCGAGGAAGCTGCCGAGATGGAGCGTGACGGGAAAGTAATTTTGCACGAAGGCCGTTTGCTTTTCCCGCTGGAAGACGGAACATTGAACGCCAAAAAGTGCGACTCCTTGCAAGACACGCGCTCGCATTTTGGATTGATTGTGGATGAGAAGACCGGGGACGCTTCCCAGGCATTGCTCGCGCTCACCTCGACCCAAACCAAGAAGTCAAAGCAGTTGATGACGATGCTCAACAACGTGAAGGTGAAACGCAAAGATGGCCGCATGGTCACCCCGCCAACTTGGGCCAGCAAGTTCCGAGTGACCACGGTGCTCGAATCCAACGACCAAGGTTCATGGTACGGGGTGCGATTCGAGCCGGAAGGGTTCATCACTTCTCAGGAAGTTTACGACGCGGGCAAAGCCTTCCACGACACCATCAGCTCCGGCGAAGCGAAGGTCAACTACGCCGAGGCCGAAGGCGGCACGCGTCAGGACTCAGCCGACGCCAAGGAAAAGTTCTAAGCGCCAGCGGCTGACGTTACGCAACAAGGCCGCGTCACTTTCTTTGTTGAGGGTGGCGCGGCCTTTTCGCAATCGAATTTATGTTGAGGCTGACATGGAGAACAAGAACCAGGATTTTGAGAACTTTTACTATGAAATGAAACGCTTCGTGCCCGAGGATGCCAGAATCGTATCTGCGCAATTCCGAGGCGACCCCAACGAAGACATCCCCGGAAAGTGGCGGGCGCGTGTGCTCAACTTTCCGGACGCGATCGATGAGCAATCCAACGTCTACCTTTGCGTCTCTGCGATGGGCAGAAATGCACGCGGTGAAATCCGACGGCGCAAGGAGAATTTCATGGGCGGGGTGCTGCTCATGATCGACGACATTGGCACCGGAGCGGGCAGCAAGTTCCCATTCTCGGTCATTGAACCGCTGGCCCCTACGGGATTGGTGGAAACTTCACCGGACAACTTCCAAGCATTTTATTTTTTCGACTCCTTGGTGAGCGATGAAAAGACATTCGACGCGCTGATACGCGCCTTTATAGATCGGCAGTTTCTGGGCACCGACACCGGCCAAGCCGGGATCAACCGCGTGTTCCGCCCGCCCGCCGGGGTGAACGGGAAAGCGAAATATGGCGGGTGGCGGGTGAAGCTCAGTGAGTGGCACCCCGAGCGGCGCTACTCCGTGGCGGCCATTGCCGAGGCTTACGGCCTGACGTTGGTGAGGGAACGCCGTCCACCCACCGGCGCCACCGGGGGCAAGGGTGAGTCGATGCGCGCCTTCATCGCCGCCCGCGCCGCCCTACGCTCTGCCGGAATGGTGAAGAGCGAATCCCACGACATCTCCGGCTGGGCATCGATTGTTTGCCCCTGGATTGAGAACCATTCAGAAAAAGCCGACTCCGGCGCGTCAATCCGATTGCCCGACGTGGAGAATGGGTTCGTGGGCGCCTTCCGCTGCCACCACGGCCATTGCGAATCACGCGGTTGGCGGGACTTGACCGGGTGGCTCGCTGCGCAGGCGGCGATCGTCCTGGCAGAAGTGAACTCGCGTGCAGCTCCCAAAATAACAGACTATGACATTGGAGAAAAGTGATGGAGGATTGGGAGCTGGCGCGTGCCGCCCAGGAAGCCGAGGACGAAGAGGCAACCGAGTTCACCCGGCGCAAAAGACGCATGGAAGATTTTCGCTACGACGAGCACCAAGAAAAATATTGGGACACCACCACCGGCATCCTTCTCGGGGACAAATCGGTGAATGGGGCAATACCGCGCGACGATTGGCCCACCAAGGCGGCTGGGAAAAAAGGCGAACTGAAGCCGTACCAACCTGCGGTGGCAATCAATGACGTGGACACCGGGCTGACGGTTGAAGGGAGCACGTGGTGGCCGGGCAAGGGGCAATTCATACAAGATCACGTCATCACCGACCGTGGCCTGCTGCCCACCCTTGGCGCAATAACGTACAATTCATACGCCCCACCCGATCACGGCCGGTTGCGCACCGACCGGTCACCCGACCGGTGGATTGAGCACGTGATGAAACTTTGGCCCGACCCAATCGAGCACCAGCACTTTTTCGATTTCGCGGCGCACATGGTGCAGCGCCCAGAGCAAAAAGTCAACCATGGGGTGGTCATGGCAGGCGCCCAAGGCATCGGCAAGGATACCGCGCTGCTCCCGTTGCGCCGGGGAGTTGGGGAGTGGAATTGCGCCGAGATAAAGCCAGACGCCATATCGAAACCCTATAACGGGTATGTTAAGTCCGTCCTGCTGATCATCAATGAAGTGCGTCCCCACGACGAGGATCACCGGGCCAGCAGCTTTTACAACGAATGTAAGACTTATTTGGCGGCGCCGCCTGACATGCTTCCCATGGAAATGAAGTACGTTAACGTGATTTACGTGCCAAACGTGTGCCACGTTATTCTCACGACGAATGACCCGTTGACGATGTACATTCCTCACGAAGACCGGCGGCTGTTTGTGATGACTTCGCCGCTGCCCGACCCCAAGGAAAATGACGTTTTTGCGGCGAACTATTTTGAAGATATATACGGGTACCTGGCCGATGGGGGATCGGATGCGGTGGTTGGCTGGCTGCTGAACCGAGATATTTTGGAGTTTAACTCGGGCGCGCCACCGGCGATGACTTCCGGGAAAAAAGCAATAATAGAGTCTGCTTC